GCTGCCATTAGAATACTCCGGGTATGATTTGTCCTGTTGTTGCGTAGGCTCCTACAGCTGCTACGAAACCGAGCATTGCTGCCCAGCCATTAAATCTTTCTGCTTCTGGTGACATTAGTTTTCGTTTTGGTAATAATTGTATAGGGGGTTCGTTTGGGTAGATGTTTTTCTTACCGTATTCGGTAGTAATCATTTGCGTCTTTTCTTTGGGCGTTTCTTTGCTGTCAAAGCTGATCGTCTAAAGTTTGCAGCTGTTGGTGCACCTTTAGATCCCGGCTTCCTCATCTTCTCGCCAGAGCCTGCTTTGATTCTTTTTCTCTTAGCGTGAATGTTTGCGTAAAGTCCTCTCTTAGCCATTAGCGTTTTTTACCTTTATGTTTGCAGCCACATTTGCTGCCTTTTTTGTGTGCCATGTTAGCATTTCCATCGTCTCATGGCAAGAGCCTTACGTGTAGGCTTGCCGTTCTTTCTCATCGGACCCTTCATGCCTCTAAAGCGAGCACAGAACGAGCGTTTGCGTGGACCACCTCCGGGCTGTGGAGCCTTAAGGTTTGAGCCGGTTTCCCGATTGTATTTTTTTCTACCGGCTGCTGTGAGACCTCCCTTACGGCTCTTGTGTTTGCCGATTCTTAGGGAGACGTTCTTTTTCTTTACTGCCATTATACTCCATCGAACATCTGACGTCTAGCTCTTTTCTTGAGATCAAGATAATCTTCAAAGTCTTTGTCTGTCATGTCGCTGTTCATAAGATTGCTGAACGCATTGTCAGTAGCGTCTCGATACTCACTCAGTGTGAGCTTTCTACCTGTACCTCCTAGCTCTGGACCTCCCATGCTTATCATCATGTCTTCGTTCATGAGCTCAGGTATCGGTTCACCACTAGGGTCAACAGGTATCATCATCTCATGGTTAGGAAGTTGGTAGTAATCACGACCATCAGGTAACTGGAAATCAGGCGTGTGGTCGTGATCTGTTCTATTGTGTACATAGTCTATCGGTAAAGATAGTTGTATGTCATCGTCATCATCCTCGTCAGCTTTGTAGTCAGGATGCTCTGGGTTATTCTTATCAAATATTTTGTAAGGTCCATAACCCATAGCAGGCTCCTTTCCTTGGCTGATTAACATTGGGTTGATGTATTGATTAGGTCGATAATCTTTATCTCTGATTCCCAGTTGTGCCATTACTTTTTACCTTTCTTTGGTGGTCTTCCTTTTTTAGTACCGTAAGTACCCTTACCGCTTGGCATTTTTTTCTCCTAAAATTTGACGTTTGGTGATCTCTCTAATTTTTGCATGATGTCCCTACGATATGCTGGATCACTCTCATAGCGTGGGTCGCCCATAGCTGCTACAACTTCTGCTTGGCTACGGAACTGATCGTTACTTTGTTTAGGTGCTTTACCTTGTACCATCTTTCCTTCGTATCCTATGGAGTCATTGTATGCGTAGGCTAAAGCTCTGACTGCAAAGAAAGCTGCGAGTGGGTCTCCTTTAGCCATCACAGCATCGAACATGTTTACTTCTGTTTCATTCAGTGCACCTTGTGCCCACTGTATCATGTTAGTGTAGTTCTCTTCTCCGCCAACAATACCTTTAAGTTCTGTAATGTCTTGCTCAGAGAAGTCTCTGCCTCCTGTCTCACCAGTCTCAACTTGCTTACGATACTCAATGTGCATCTTAGCTAGTTCTACTGGGTCCATACCTTTGAGTTCTTCTATCGCTTCTTCGTGGAACTCTTCGTTGTTAGATTCGTACTCCCATAGCTCGTCAAGTATACCAAGGTCTTCTTCTTCGCCTTCTTCTACTTGCTCTTCTTCCGCTTCTTCGACGGTATCTTCTTGTTGACCAAGCTTCTTCTGTAACTCAATGTATCCTTGCTCTAGTTCTTCAGCATTTTTATACTTGCCTGCTAGTAGATTGTCTTGAGCTTCTTGCATCTGCTCGCCAACTTTAAGAGAATCTTGCTCTTCAGCAGAGAGGTTATCAACTGATGTAACCTCTGTCTGATTCTCAAATGTTAGTGTTTCTGCCATATTATTGTGGTGGTTGTTCTGCTATCTGTGGATTCTTAGAAGGGTCTAGCATTGGAGCTTTCATGATACCGGGGGTAGCTTTGATTGCTTCCATTTCAGCTTGCTGTTGTGCAGCCTGCTGATCTGCTTCTTGTACTTCTTGCATAGTCTTCACAAGATTTAGTACGTCTATACCTTGTGCAGCTGCAAGTCGTTTTACAACCTCTTCTGGATTTATGTATGTAGCTATGGCTTCTGGTCCCATAGTCTGTGCTATGGTCTGTAAAAACTGACCGAGTGCCTGTACATCTTGTCCTCTACCGAGTTGATTAATACCAGCTACGATGATAGGCTTGACCATACCTTTTGGTATACGTGGTATCTCACCTGTCTTCTGGAATACACTCAGCTTTCTGTTGAGGTATGGTACTAGAAACTCTACAGTGAGCAATCCGAAGAGCCCGCCAAGCTGTTGTTCTAGTTCCATCTGTGTCATGCGTACCTCTTCAGCTGTGGTTCTTTCTGACTGCCTAACTGACAGAATCAGGAACGCTTCGTTCAACCGCTTCTCGAGTGTCTGCATATGCTGCAATGCCGTAGCAAAGTCAGCTGTTTTACCGACTTGTATTACACCTATGTCATCGGGTCTACCTTGTACGATAGCTCCGTTGCCAGCTGCTGCTAGCGTCTGTGGTTTTGTAGTACTTGATGGTGATACAGTAAATACAACCTTAGCGGCTGCTGCACTACCTTCTACTATAGCTTGTGACAAAGCCTCGAGAGACTTTAGATCACCTATAAACTGTCCTACTCTACCTCTACCGTATGCTTCTCCATCTACTGTATTGAATCGTAGTGGTAGCCATGGTGTAGCATCGACTGGTGCTTTACTATCTGTGCCGGGTATCTTTTTATTGTCTACTTCTTGATGCCAGATAAACCTGTTGTTATCACGTCTGACATGTGTGTAGACATCAACTTCATTGTCAGTGTCTTCACCATCTACCACATCCTGTTTTGTTGATGGGGTATAGTTAGGTACAAGATCACTGTCGATTCTTTCTTTAGTGATAATTTCAGTCACGTTGCCGTTGCCGTCTCGTTCTACAACAAAGCGATTCAGAGGATATAGCTTCAGTCCCTGTTTGCCCATAAAGATAAGAGCATTACCACCTACAACTAGATGCTGTAATGCTTGGTGTATTACTACACGATCATCTGATGCTGCGATAGCATCAAGGATGGTACGTTCTATCTTTGCAAAGGACAGGTCAAGTTCTGATTTTATTTCCGGACCAAACTCTTCACCGAGCTGTGACTCATCTAGCTGTAGCTTGAAGAAGCTAGTCTGGGGTGGGACTAGACTAAGGGAAAGCTTGGAAGCTAGGGCTACTACACCCTTTGCTCCCACACTTTGCCATGGAGTTTTCAGCTGTTTCATACCTTTCTGGTAGTCTTCGTGACCACGTATAAGGTATGGCAAGGTAAGTTTAGTAGCGTCTTCTGCTTCTGTTAGAAACTGGGAACGATCACTGGATAAATTATCATACCTAGATTTTGCTGTCATTGTTATATGTTAATGTTTGTTAGCTTCGCTATTCTATCGCCTGCTCTTGAGAACTGATCTCCAGTTCCACCTCTTCTACGACGTGCACCAAAGAGTCTAACTCTTCTACGTCCTCTTGACTGACCAGCTCTTAGTGTTGGTGACAACTCAGGACTTCCTTGTGGTGTATAACCTACGGAACCTTGTCCACCAAACATACCAGCTAGACTGCTAGTCAGTTGTGTATTGTAGGCTTGATTCTGTATACGATTTAGCTCACCTGATTTGAAAGTATCAGCTGTAGCTATTTCACCTAAAGCACCTTGCATTTGATTTGTTCCAATTTGTGGTGCTGTCTCTGGTAGCAATTCTGCGGCAGCTGCTTGCTGTTGTATTCTAGATGCTCCACCACTGCTACCACGTCTTCTAACTAGACCCGGTAATCTCTGACCCATTGGTCTGTTCATAGATATGTTAGCATCACCTACAGTTTGCTTAGGCATTTTAGGTAGAACTCTACCGAGTGTTGCATTGTAAACACCAGCTATACGGTTGCCCATGTTATCAGCATACCCGTCACCATCAGCGTCTCTAGCTTCCTTCAAGCTTTGACCTGAGAAAGTAGGATCTAAACCCTGTCTTACTCTTGCAGCGTTCTGAGCTTTAATCATATTTCGTATCCTGTTAATCTCATTTCTCTGTGTAATAGGGTTGAGACCAAAGGTTTCGCCATACTTGCCTTGCTGTATTTCACGTTGTTGATCTATTGATAAAGATTTATAACGGCTTGCATCTGCTGCTGCTGAAAGTGCTTGCTCTTGTTGCTTATAATCTTTAGGTAAGTTAGCTAACAGTTTAGGTCTTGTGTTCATTGGTTGTGCATTAGCTGCATTGATACCCATGAGAGCATTAGCAAATGTACCAGCAGAATTTGTTACGTTACTACCAAGATCGTTTATTTGTTTTTGTAGCTCGTTGTTTCTATTTAAAATTCTATCTAAAAATCCGGGATTTTCTACTGTTGGTCTGATACCTTTTCTTGCTGCATCAGCTTCTTTCAGAGCTCCTCTTGGATTAGTGATTGCATTTATTCTTTTGTTACTAGCTACCAAATTACTGCGAGTTGTAGGTTTAGATTGTCTGTTAACTCTTGTAGCTTGTCTTCTACTTGTAGGTGCTTTACCTCTAGAAGCATTAACTGCTCTCTTAGGTGCTGACCTCGTAGCTTGTCTTTTTTTAGATACGGTAGCTCTTCTGTTAGATGCTCTCGTAGTTGTTCTAGTATTTCTTCTTTTACTAGGTGCACTCTTTCTAGCTCCAGAGCCCCTCGTATTCCTACTCCGGCTCTTGGTTGATTTAGCCTTACTACTTCTAGTACCGGCTCCTCTTGATCTCTGTTTACTACGAGATCGACGTCCACGACGTCCTCCTCTTCTTGCCATTAGTCTTCCTTGCTAATACGTTTGTTATACCATTCAACAACAGAGCGTTGACCGGCTAAGTACATGACTTCGCCGATGCTCTGCTTTGGATGTGGGTTTACGGGTGGGAAGTTTTCCTCTAGCTCTATCTGTATAGAACCTATGGTTGGACCAATGATGGCCTCAAGCATATTGTGGGAGGTTGGTGTTTGCATGTTCAAAAAATGCTGGCATACGAGCTGCCTTTGTGTCTGAGAATTGTGGGGCTTTGCCCTGATACATTAACTGATCGCTCGCATCCAGCCAAAATTTTTTTGACAAATATTTATCAGTGTGGTTCTCATTTAAGGGTTGTAGTACCCATTGTATAGTTGCCTTCCGAAGCTTATCCAAAGAAGTGCTAGGAACAAGACCCAGCTCAGTACATACGAGACTATTTGTCGCAACGTGTATCTGTTCATCTCTGGATATATCAGCTGATACTGTTCTGAGAGCAGCGTCACCAAGAAAGCGAAACATAGGTAGTAGAACAAAGAATATAGCTCGCTCTGCAACGAGTGCCTTTGTGATAGTGTG